TAACCCTGCCCATTCACCTGGTGTCATATTCCTATATCAATCTAATAGTAGCGATTAACATTCCACCGTATCCGGAGAATCTTCTATCGCTTGGGGTTTTATTTATAAAGTCAAGCTCTTCAATCAATCCTATAAATGACTCACCAGTTCTAAAGTCTTCTACTCTAAGGGTGTCGCCCACATTCTCTACCGCTTCTAGTTGGCTAAGACGGTCATAGGCTGAGCCTTCATAGCCCACCTCTACACCCATATTGTCGCTCTCGTGGTCATAGCAGAACAAAGGGTATTGGATTATTCTCTGGCGAGGTACGGCAGGTAAAGACTTTAATTGGTATCCAGTAAATAGTGGACCCTTAGTTGCATCAGTTGATGATCTAGACATAGTAAATTTAAAGGCAAGATACTCTTGCGCTGTAGCAGGGTATGGAATACCTATCTCACTACTTGCAGCACCTTGGGCAAAACCACCTAGGTTGTATGCAGTATCTGCTGAATCAATAGATTGAATAGTTATAGCACCATCTGTGGTATCTATTCTAGGATTAAGTAGTTTATATAATTTATTTTCTAATGTGTTATATCGTATGAAACCTGTTTGTAAGTAACCACTTGCTACCTTGTCGGTAGTGGACTCAGCGTAGATAACATTGCCAGAACTAAAGGCTGCTCTATCTGTATTACCAAAAAAGGCTACCTGACTGGATGCAGCAGCGACACCACTTGCTACTAGATCATAAGCCCAAGGAAATACTAGGCTGTTAGCTATCACAGTTGTAGATAGATCTACCTTTAGTAACCCTGCCTCACTATCAATAGTGGTTGCAATATAAGCAAAGCGATCTCTAAAGGCTATTGAGTTACAGGCAGCTTGGTCAAATAATAAAGGACCATATTGGATGCTACCAGTGGCATCTGATATACCTACTCTAAATCCTTTACTAGTTGCAAGGACTGCATATAAGCCAAGGTATACATCAAAGTCGTTGATGCGCTCACCCTCTGGTAGATCAATAATAACTGTAGGTGTTAGAAGGTCTGGAAAGCCTAATGTGGTAGAAGTTGCTACATCTAGCAGAATTTTAAAGACAGATGAGGATGTTCCATTGGGATCATATCCTGATAGGTAGATAGCGTTAGGTCCTTCTGATATAGAGGACCACACCCAAGAGGTATTAGGATGGGTAAACAAAACAGCAGGTAGAGCGCCAGATGAATTGTTGGGATCTAACTCATAGATACTGTTATTAATAGCAGCAATAAGACGTTGCTTAACATAACGGATAGTGCCACGAGTAGTGCTAGAAGCATTATAGATTTCAGTATCGCTAGTTGAACCAGCAAGGTTACCTCTGTGAACGTGAGTACCATTGATAAAGAAGTATTGCTTACCATTGGTTGTAATGCTAAAGATAGTTGAAGGCGTACCTGCTTGAGTAAAGGTAGTAGATGAAGCAGCAGAGGTAATCTTCTTTATTGCTGTGCCATCTGTAATTACAATACAGTTATCAGTGCCATCATTAACACCTATAAGTTGCGGTGCTGCGGCTCCTGAGTTAAAACTAGCGGTGCTATTTAGTAGGGTAACTTGTCCTCTAGTAAAGACCTCTACACCCTTTGACTCTGTATACTGGAAACGAAGTGACTCATCCTGTGCAGGTTCAAAGTATTTAATACCAGCGCCAAGGTGGAATGTTGACTGGGATCTAAACCACCAACCAGTAAGTGATTGCTCACCAGCTTCTCTAGTCTGGTCATACTGCTCTTTACGATACCTCGCAGTTACTCTGCGGTAAGGGGACTCATCAGTTGCACCAATAAAGAATGGCAGACCGGCAATAGCCATATCATAATTAACACCAGTAGCTGAGTAGTTTGTAGCACCTGCGGGGTTGGATAAGACGTAGGGGATGCCTTCGGTAATATCATCGCCATATGCCATTACTCAGACCTCCCATAGATGTACCCAATTACTAGACCACAAAAGAATCCTAGATAAGCTAGGAAGTAAATCATTATTACTTAGAGCGCAGAAATTTCTTCAGCAGTTAAACCAAGGGCGGCTAACTTAGCCTCACCACTTGCTTTGGCTGCAGCCTTGGCTGCTGCTTCTGCATCTCTGGCTGCTTGCTCAACAGCGTATGCTGCCGCATCTGCTTCTCTTTGAGCAACTTCCTCATCGGTAAGTTCTACCTCAGTAGTTACTCCTGTGGAACAGTCCACAATTACTTTAGTTGGGTTTGGCATTTTTCTCCTTAGTTGTTATGAGTTTTTGATTCCGTATAAGTAAAAGGTTGAGTTAGCGACAAAACTGCCCGAACTATCTAAGGTTAAGGTAATTGAAGTTATTGCGGCTGTATCACTCCACAAACCAGCATAAAATTCTGCGTAAGATAAAGTTGCATTGTTTTCTTGAGTTGCATCAAGTGAATACGATTTAAAATTTGCTGAAGTATAATTAGGAATATAGATTTCATCATTAGTAAAAGTGCTAGCAGTATAAGTAGTCGGGATGCTAACTCCAGCCCTTCTCCCATCATTTCCAGTACTCGGTGTTCCTGAACCAGCACCTTGCAAATACCTACCAGTAAAATTAGAAGTATTACTATTAAAGGCTATGCGAACGGCAACTGAATTTACCAAATCACATCTAGTAGAATTAACTAATTTTAAATCAGTATAAGTTTGTGGAATTGCGCTAAAGGTAATAGTAGCAGTAGTGCTTCCTAAAGTCTTAGCCTCAATTAAAGTATATGTATTTGCCATTATGCCGCCGCTATTCCGTAGAGGGTCAAAGTTGTACCGCTAGAAATATTACCTCCATTAGTGTTAATCTGTATTGTATTTATAGCAGAGGTTGAACGCCATACAATAACGCTTGCATCATATTGGCTTTGCCCTAAATCCCCGCCTTTATTTAATAAAGTTTTGTAAGTTGTAGTGTTTGCATAATTCATAAATTGGATTATACGAGTTGAATTAGTTGTTGAAGCAACGCCAAGATATGGATTAGTAGAGTTAGTTTCTCCCCCGCTTGCTACTGTGCTTGAATAACCATAGATTTGAACATTTCCATAATTTGCACCTGTATCTATTGAACCGTTGCCGACATTTAGACGAAACTGATTGTTTGTTGTAGTGCCGCCATTTATTATTAAAACCAAATCAGTATAACTTCCTGAAATACTGGAGAAGGTAACTGATGCTGCTGCACTACCAAGTGTTTGAGTTGCTATCGGTGTATATGTTGGACCTGCGGCCATTGTCTATGCTCCTTTTATGCCGTATAGGGCGAATTGTGTGTATTGGGCAAAATTGCTTCCACCAACAACTTTGAAATCTATTTGCGAAACTGCGGCAGTATTAACCCATAAATTAGAATGTAAACCAACATCACCTGAACCATTTAAGTCTTTTCCAAAAAGAGTTCTAATTGTTGTATTCTTGCTAGTATTTGCATAGTCTAAAATATCAATAACAATTGCTTCAAAAGCATTTGCAGTTTGTCCTGAATAGGCTATTGGTGAACAAGTGTTATTATTTGCTGAACCACTATAAGCACTGCTTCCATCTCCATATAAAACGTGTTTACGATAATCAGTTGTAGTTGTATTGCTGTTAAATTCTATTTTAATTTCACCATTACCACCTGCATCTCTAGCAATAGCCCTTACCTGTAAATGCGTAAAAGTAGCAGGAATACTGGTAAATGAAACAGTTGCTTGTGGAGAACCTACTGAAACTGTTGCAATAGATTCGTAAGCGGTAGTGACAAGATTACCAGTAATTGCTGAGGCAAGAATTCCTAGTATCGGCATTAGGCAATATCTCCTACCACTAAGAATGTGTTTGAGGCGGTACAAATTACTGTAGCTGCAGACTTGTTAGCCCGTAGCTTTGGCGCAGTTGAGGTTGCACCCGTTGAGTTAATTGTAACTCCTGATCCTTGTGTAAAGGTTACCTGACCTGCTCCAAACTGTGCAACGTTAATACTATCGTTAGCAGAAAATACTGATGGAGGTATAGTCAAAGTAATAGCAGCAGCATTATTAAGGGTTACTAGATCATTAAGATCACCTGCTACTAGAGTGTATGAGGTACCGGTCTGTGTGTTAATTCCTAGGATAGCACCGGCAGCACCTGTGGCACCGGTAGCACCAGTAGCACCGGTTGCTCCAGTAGCGCCAGTAGGTCCTTGTAATACAGGATTAGGGGTTATTCCAACTGACATTATGCTATCTCCGATCCAAAGGCTCCAAAGGAGCTTGTGCCATTTGTAGAAAAAATTGTTATAACATCTGTAGCATCAACAGTAATACCACCTGTATAGGTAAAGGTAGAACTTGCTGCCAGTGATAGGCCGTAAACAATGTAATGTTTATCAGCAAGTGTTTCACCATTTGGTCTTACTGCAATGCGAATTACATCAGCAGTTGAAGCGTTAGTATTAACTGTGTTAATCGTTGAGATAACCGCCTCTGTTGCAGCAGGTACTGTATACAAAGTTGTAGCAGTTGCTGCTGTTGGTGCTGATTGTCCCAAGACCTTATAGGTAGTTGCCATTAGGATATATCCCCAATCACTGTGAATGTATTACTTGCAGTACAAATAACACTACAAGCTGAATGTTGTACTCTCAGTTTAGGTGCAGTAGAGGTTGCACCTGTGGATGTAATAGTTACACCGCTACCTTGTGCAAAGGTAACCTGTCCAGCGCCAATCTGTTGAACGTTAAGAACATCACCAATGGCAAACAAGCTAGGTGGTATTGTTACAGTAATTGCAGCAGCATTGGAGCAAGTAATTAATTTATTTTGTGCATCACCTGCTACGGGAGTATAAGTAGTTCCTGTTTGTGCGTTAAGAGTAATTCTTATAAATGGTGTAGTAATGGTAGGACTAGTCAAAGTCTTATTAGTTAAAGTATCTGTGGTTGCTTTACCTACTAAGGTATCATTGGAAGTTGCCGGTAAGGTCAGGGTATTGGTTCCAGCAACTGCTGTTGCTTGAACTGTAGTTGTACCAGATGTTGAACCAGCAAAACCTAGACTGGCTACTGGTGATATACCAGCAGCAA